CTGCGCCTGTGCCACCGAATTGAACTGTAAGTAATACTGGAGAGGTTGATGTGTTATTTGCGTATAGCCAAACCTCATCAATAATAGATGATGATGTGCCTGTTGAATGGATAGTTGTACCAGTAGATGCTGTCTGAACTACTGTGATTGGCTGACCCTGTGTTGAGCCTGAGAGTAATTGTTTGCTAAAAGTTGCCATGGTTTTATCCTATCCGAAGATTTGATTTGCAAGAATTGGTTGGTCATTTTCTGAAGTAAAGGTCAAAGTTCTATTGGCTGATAAATCTCCACCTCCTGCTAGTGGGTTAGAGGTTGAAATAGTCAGCGTAGTTGATACTCTATTAGTAATTGCAGTATCTACATCATCAAGCCGAGCCTTTACTGTTGTTTTTGAACCTTTTGGGTTAGTTCCTAATTCAGTTTCTATTGCCTCAATAGCATCGTTAGCGTTTGTATGTTGGGCAGAGTGGGGAACTGTTTCTGAATTTAAGGTATCTGTTGAAGTTGGATTGGTAAAGTTATCTAACCCATTTGGATAACTTGTAGCCATTATCCCTCCTCAATAATCCTAGAAATATTGCCAAATTCATCGCGCTCAACTCTTCGGTTTTTTGGCTTTTCTTCAGGCAAGGTTACATTCACAATAGGTTTATTTGCCGCAAATATCTCGGCGAGTCTAACCATCATGGATTCTATATCTACTGAAGGAGACTTTTCTATTACAACAGGCTCAACAGAAGGAAGTTCTTTTTTAATTGATTCAATAATGTTTTTCTTCAAAGACTCAATATCAAGAGGTTCTTCTTCAGCAGTTTTTTGGATTGACGCTAAGGCAGTCTGCTCGGCTTTAGGTTTCTTCTTTTTAGGATTCATTATGGTATCAATATGAACATCTGATACGCTAGGACCATCTTCTTTAGCAATTTCTTCTATATCAACATAAAGGCGTTCCGCTTTACCGCCAATTGAGTACCCAAGAATCTTTCCAGTTTTAACTAAATCCCAAGCCCAAGGCTCCCAAATAACTCCAAGAAAAACTGTATTTGCTGGGTATGTGTGGCTTTCTTCTGACCCATCCGCTTTAAGAATAGGAGTTGTAAGTTCGTATGGGAAAGCCATAACTTCTACCCATTCTCCAGCAACAACATCTCGATTATGTTGTAATCGGATACCACGGTCATTACCTCGAACATACTCCCAAACTGCTCTTTGTAATTCATCAGAATCCGTCCACTCCCCGTGAGCATCTTCCATATCAGGGATATACATTGCGCCAAGCGTGTAACGCTTTTCGCCTTCGGCTTTTTGTAAGTCAAACTTACCTAACGCCTTTGTAGTCTCCTCTGTGAATACATCAGGGAAAATTTGACGGGCTACATCCTCGGTAAGTTCTTGGAACTCACCTTCACCTTGAGTCAGATAGCCAACAACATCAGCATCAGGGTTATCCACCCAAGACTTGCTTCGAATATCCCATCTGTCCTCAGTAATGGTCGTCTCGCCTACCTCAAAACGATAAATGTTTATCGCCTCGTTGTTTGCGCCTAGTTTTGCGAAATACCGCATACGGCTATACCTCCTCTCGTTATTGTCCACATTATATCAACCCCCGTTGATTTTACCAAACCTGCTTGTTGAGCGGTCTCAAAAGTCTGTGTAACAAGCGTTCCAAGGGTCAATAGTTTGCCCATATTGGCTGGTCTAGGGATTGCTTTAGCCTTCTCAACCATTTCATCCCATAGAGATTTACGCTCTGTGTTGTCTTTAGATACACGATACTTCTCATAGGAGTCATGTAAATCTACTTCTTTAATTTTGTGAGATGACGGTGTGTGTAGTTGTAGTTCAACCTTTACTCCATCTTTACTAAGTTTCATATTAGTGCCGTCATAAGGGTCACCTGCTTGCCAAAAGTTTTTAACTGAATCAACTTTCCAACCAGTTTCCTCAACAGCCTTAATTGTTTTTTCTACGCCATCCGTGTAATTATTTTCATCAACATTGAGTGTGTAACGAACAGCATCAGAAATTGAGTTAGCCGCTTTTTCTCTGTCACCGCCATGGTCTTTCTCAGCATCTTGGTCAATCTTTCGAGCAAGAGAATCTGTGGACTTTAATCTTTGTACAAGAGAACTCTTGCCTTCTAGTTCAGCGAAATCAGCATCAATGTTTTTAGCAATGCCTTCCATCAAAGATGTAACTACTGGCTCAACTGCTTCAGCGTCTCTTCTGATTCTTTCGGCTTGTTTAACTGCTTCAGGACTTCGCTCTGAGGATGCGGGTTTGTCAGGAGCCATAGCGGGGCGACCACTCGAACCCTTATCTTCTCCACCGCTAGTTCCAGTAGCCCAATTTCCATGTGCGGATTGGTCGCCGTCTCCGTGTTTTTTAACTTCGTTTTCATATTTTTCCACCATCGATTCTGCCCAAGCGAATCCAGCGTCTCCGCCCCAAGCGTCCCATGACACTCGACCAGCGCTAGGGAATCCTTTTTCGCCGCGATTAAATCCCAAGGCTTGTCCATCAACTTTGTGTCGAGAAAGAAAAGATTTCATACGCTTTAAGGTATCAATAGAAACACTTTCACCACGGGCTAATTGACCCGCTCTAGTTCTACCGACTGAGGTAAATCCACCGCCAGCAAAACCTTTATCAATCCATTCGATTGCTCGTTGCGCCGCATCTCTTACTGATTGAGGAGGAGTAAAACTATCCTCGGCTTTTGCAACTTGCTCAATTCGCATTTGATAACCATTGACAGTAAAGAAAGTTTTGATGTTACCCACGGTATCGCCCGTTGATTTGATTACATCTAGGACTGTCTCGGCTGGCAATCCAGCAATTGAGGTTAGGTCTACATCATCGATTGAATCAATTAGAATCTCGTAATTATCCCAATCATCTTTTGGGCGTTCCATCTTGCGTCTAGCCATCTCATTAAGAATCGTGTGATGAACCTCGATTTCAGCCGAGGAGGGAGACGCTGATTTATGGACATTCGTGTGGAGCGCGAGTAGTTCCTCAGCGCTTAGATGAATTAGTTTGGGTGCAATATCCGCCATGTTCTAAGAGTAGCGGATGGTATTACTACTTGGGTTTATTTCCTTGAAGTATGGTTGAAATTTCATTCATAATCTTTGCCTCATCTTCATCGGAGGCACCAGTCTCAGAGGTGAACTTAACTCCCTCTTCCCATTTAGAGTAAGCCTCTTGGATGGTTTTTAATTTATTGCGTCTGCTCATAATGTAATTATACCCCAGTTTATTTCTTTCCGCCACTAGGCGCTGGTTTTTCACGGGATGTTCCGTCGTAAATCAAGCCATCTCCGTCATGGTCAATAGGACCATCTAATAGTTTTTGACCTTCAGGTGTTAGCACTTTTACATACTTCATACCAATACTAGCCATCAATGATTTTCCTGGCCATTCTGTTGCACCTTCTGTATAACCAATGTTTGCAAAATGAGCAGGAAGAGGAAAATTTTCATCTTTCATGCTTTTAACTTCTGAGTAAATAGGTTCGCTAGAAGGAACATAACCTTCTAAGTATCTACCCATTAAGTTATCAAATTCAACTCTTGCGGGGGTACCTTCACCTAATCTTCTGTTTGCGGAATCAATTAGCGTCCTAGCATTTTCACGCAAGTATTCGGGGTTAAAATCATAACCCGCTCTTGCCCAATGTCGAGCGCCGTCCATAGCAGTTGAAACTTCAATGTATCCAAACCCTCTTGCTACATACCAAGCCTCTGATTGTTTAATTATTTCTTTGCCAAATCCAGTTCCTTTGTAGTCATCTTCTTCGATAATAAGAGCGGCGTGTTCAACATTCCAAACACCGTTTTCTTTGAAGATTTCTCTTTGTATGAAACCAATCTGCTCACCCTCATCGTTGTCGATAGTTCCGTCAATAATGATTGAGCCTTCACCTCTGTTATTACTTGTTGCGTCTCTAATTTGTGAAGATATAGTTTTTTCTTCCCCATCAAGATTATTACCAGTATGTGATACCCCATAAACTTGATTGAAAGATTCTATTAAGTCTTGAGGATTTCCTTCAAATTCACCTGAGTCCATCCCTGTTGCCAATTCAGTTAAAACTTCATTCTGAGATTCTACATAAGTGTCAATCATTTCGTTTTGAATATCTTCATAGATAGTTGCTTTTTCTTGTTCTGTATATTCATGATTGGGAAATTCTTCTTGTAGATTATTTAGGCGATACTCAACTAATTGGTCAATCCCTGAAATAGCATCTCTGTAAAGGTCTTGGTCATTTTCAACAATAAGTTTTAATTGTTCGTCGGTAACGGTATTTTGAATTCCGCTTTCTATGACACTATCCAAATCTCTTATAGTTGGACCAACTTCTTTCATTGTTTCAATAAGAGCAATCTCGTCATTTGTGTAACCCCTAGCCCAGTTGCCGTGTTCGGACTGGTCATGTTCACCATGTTTTAATACGGGTTTTAACCCATAGTCAAAATAAATTACTTTAATTCTTTTAGTGAAAGATACTGGTACTTTCCAAAATTCTTCAGGCAAGAGAGCAACTTTTTGGTCGGCGAATTGTTTTCCTTTACTATTGTAAAAAGAATTTTGCCCACGGGTTTCTGTTGTTAGAGCCGCTCTTGCTTTTTCTGTAAACATTTGTGAGTGATGCACCCATGCCGCTTCTTCGCCGTCTTGCCCAAAACCTCTACCTGTTGCGGCATGTCCAAAATAATCATGAACTGCTCTAAATTTATCGTTTTGATTATTTGAAAAAAGAGGGTGAGCGCCAGTTGTTTGTGTGGATAAAACTTTAAGTACGCCTTTACTTGCGTCATCAAACATTTCTTTTGAAGATTTATACGGGTCGTTGTGTACAAATTCAACTTTGATACCCAATTCTTTTGTCATAAAATCAAATTGTTCTTCAACTTCGCTTGCTAACGATTCATATTCATCGATTGCATCTATATCTACTTTAGGAAGACTCTCATAAATGTCAGCAATCCTAGAGGCTCTTTCTCGGTTGGCTACAACTTTATTGTAATCAATACTGTCATCTTGTTTTATACCTTTTTTGTAGGCGTAATCTTTTGCGCCATTTCTTGCTTTGGGTACTGAATCTTTAGGGTATCTTCCAACTGCCCAAGAACCGTGTGTGGTTTGGTCATGGTCTCCATGCTTTTTTAGTGATAAATCATATCGACCCAAACAAATATGTTCAGAATCTTCGTTTAACGATTGTCTTCTATCGCTTTCAAGATTTTTTCTATAAAAGCGTCTTTTTGTTCCTTGGTCATATCCTTTATGGGTATTGGTACTTCCACCATAAATGGCTTTGTTGGCTCTATCATTCTTCTCATCTTTCTTGTATATGTACGAGTCATTTTTGACATCGTAAATTGCGTCTTGCTCATTATCGAACATCGCCGAGACCGCATCTTGGCGAGATTCAAATTTGTGAGAAACATCAAGGTACACTTTTTCTTCTGATTTTACAACCCACCCACCAAAAAAAGCACCTTTTTCGCTCAAGGATTCAATGTTTTTATCAATATAATCTTCTATAACTTTTCTTTTATTGTTATCAAAATCGTCAAGTTTGACTACTTTTTCGAAACCTTTTTTAGAACAAATAAAGCCCGTTTTGGGAGTTTTCCCAGTTCTTATATCAATAGTAACGCCTGGAGTTTTTATCTCGCTCATACGCTCAATAATTGTTTTCATTGTTTTTGAACTAACCTGAGCATCTCCGCTTTGACCAGTAGCCCATGAGCCATGGCTCGATTGGTCGTGGTCGCCATGTTTAATGACTGGTTTATATCCGATTGGTAATTGAATGTTGATTGTCATGAGCGTCTCTCGGGTGGAATGATTACCATTGTGCAACGGCAATTAGGGTGAACTCTGCCTGGAGTTTCATCACCGCTAGAAAATGTTCCATCCCAAGGAACTATCTCGCCATCTAATTCAGAACAAATATCACAGGTGCGTTCGTCTTGAGCAATAATCCACATCTTTTGGGATTCAGCATCTACATAACCTTGTTCCGCCGCTTGGTTCCATCCCTCTTGGCGTCCCTCGTTTTGAGCAATCTGAATCTCTGTTCGAGCAATCATTGTTGCTCTCTTGCTCTTAAGAGAATCTGAATAACGGGTAGAGCGTTCTATTGCTTGAGCGCGAGCAGTTGCTTCCTTCACTCCGTTTTTAATTAAACGGGCATACTCTTTTTTTTCAAAGTTAGTTACCGCATCAGCGTATCTTGGATGCAGTCCCACAACACTTTTAATTCTTCGGGCTGTTGCTCTGTAATCTAAGCCTTCATTAAAAGCATCAATGATTGCTTTACGAACTGAGAGACGGGTTAAAGCATCAATCGAGGTTACAAGTTCTCCAGCACGGCGTTGAGCAAAGGCTAAAGAGTTTGGGTTTGTCTTATTAAATGACATAGTAAATTCAACTTTAGGTGGTTTTGATTGCGCCCATCTAGGAATTTTTGTGAACTCAAGGTTAGCCATTGCAGGTCTATTTTCTATTTTAACTTTAGAAGGTGTAAAGGCTGGAAGAGATAACTTAGGAGCAATCTTTTGAATTTGTTTGATGGCATCCTTGCCACCAATGTCAATTGAATTTAGAAGCGAATCTCTAATGCTTTTTTGATTAGAAATAGTTATGCCCGATAATAAACGCTCTAAAGTTTCAGGGTTCATATTGCGGAGCAAGGACTCAAGTTGTTTCATTGAGATTTTATCCGTGGCTCGCTGAATTGATTGATACAAAGTCCGAGCAAGTTCTTGTTCTTGGGGTGTTAGCGGAATTCGCTTCTCACGCGCCTTAGCAAAATGAATTGCCATCTCTAACCAACTTCAGGGAGTTTCGGAGCCTCAGTTTGTGTAGGTGCGGGAGGTAATGCTTCTTCACCAGCGCCATCAGATTCTTCAGGCATAGGAGGAACTCCAGCACTTTCAGGCATAGGAGGCATACCAAAATTCTGTCCATCATGTTCGGCAGGTGGTAATCCAGCCAAGTCGCGTAGATATTCTTCCAACTTAGGGTCAGGAACTATTGCACCTGTTTGTACCAAGTTACCGACGAATCCAGCAATCTCATTCAAATCAACATGGCTTACTTCACCGTATGTTAGATAAGGAGCGCGAGAAACATCCATGCCGTTTAGTTTTAGTAAACGAGGAATCGCATGTTGGTTAATTACTTCAGCAATGTTTTTAGCAATTGAATCAACTGACATTGACCACAAATCCATCTTGGAAGTTCCAAGAGCATAGGAGCCAACTCGGTCAGAGCCAAGAAGAATAAAGTCAGAAAGGATTGACATTGCAATTCTTTGGTCATAGCGCTGGATAACTTTGTCTGTATCAAACTGACGGGAACCGCCTGAAGATAAAAGAACTAAATCAAATACTTTGTGTCCTTGGT